CAGCATTTGTTGCAGAGAGTTCTACTGCCGAACCTAGTACTGTTACTGTTTCATACGATAAAATTAATCTTGCATATACCTCTAGTGGTTCTATTAGTACCACCTCTGATTCGGGCACTAATTATCCTGTATATTATGATAGCTCATCAGGTTCGATTCGGGCAATGAATTTGACAGATTTGTTAGATACTTTTATTCATCCTCAAGTTGATAATATGATTTCTGGAACTGAATCTAACTCTACAGCTGGGACGTATTCAATACACACTGCAACTTCTTTAAGTGGTTACACAGAGGTTTCTGGCGCAAATACAGCAGTTTTCCTTGACACTAGAGCAGATACTAGTGCATACGCTGCATCTGGAATTCCAGAAACACTTGACCAACCAACAACTGTTACCAGCTATTATTTAATGAGAAGAAATGGTACTGATCCTGGCACGCCATCTCGTACACCATTATACATTAATAGTAGTAATAATTTACAACAATTTGTTTCATCTGATGTAGACACTCTATTAGGAAACTGGCTAAGATATACAGCTGCCCATTCATCAGATGGATATAAAGTAACTTATTCTGTAGGAACTTCTGGCGATGGAAACACTCGAGGCTCAACAATGACAGATACTAAATTAGATGGTTCTGGTAATTATCAACAACTTCAGGCTGGAGCTGATGATTATAGGTCACAGGAATTTCCTAACGGCTCAGCTGCGACTATCAACTCATATAATCTAAGAATAACTAAGACCTAAATAAGTGTAGGAGAAATGCATTATGGCATATGAAGGAAAAGAGACTGACGCATATTTTGCAGATGGAGAACCCAAGTTCCCATTTGTTGGTCAGATTGTGGAAGCATACTACACTGATCCAGAATTGAAACATATTTGTATTGTTTACAATTACACGGTTCCAGATGATGGTGTTCATACAGATCGTGATGGAAACCCTAACGGTGGACAAATCGCAACCACAGTTTATAATATTATGATTGAAGATAAAGAAGATGCTCGTCTTCTCGCTTTGTTGGAGGAGTTTAGTTGGGAAGCCATTGACGAATGCACAAGGACTCGTCACGAAAATCACAGACAAGAATTTAGAGATGCATTTCATCGTTATGCCACACAAAATAACTTGTATAGTCATGGCGCAGACTTCAAATCTGCTGATGAAGATGAGAAACAAGGAAGTTTAGACCTTATATTTGAATTTGATCCAGAAGATACGGCTCAGAAAGAGGAATTATTTAAATTAAAATTAAGAATGTTTGAGAATGATGTGGTTAAGAGTAGTAAAAAAAGAAAAGCAAAAACTGAAATTCGTAAAGCAGAAACTCCTATTCAAGCACTTAAAGCATTCGCATCATTCTTTTAATAAAATATGAATAAACCAATCTTTATAGATTTTGGTTGTGGTCCAAATACAAAACAATTAATCAGATATAGAAAAAAAGGTTATTATGTAATTTCAGTTGATAGGTCTGAGCAAGATTTATATGAAAATTCAGACATAAAAGATATTAGTTATTACGAACTTGTGTCTGATGAAATATCTTTCTTTGACATAACAGACCTTTCAAAGAAAACAAATTATCCAGCTGATGTGTGGAATTGTGGTGCTGTTATGGAACATATTGAACCAGACCAAATAGACCTGTTTTTGTATGGCGTCAAAAATAGTTGCAAAAAAGGATCACGGGGAGTCATAAATATAGATTTAACAGACCATTTTGGTGGGTTTGATCATCGTGTCAACCCAGAAAAATATAATCATTTTATTAAAAATGCGTATGAAGAAATAGAGTGGTACGATATTATGGGAAGACATTTTGAAATAGAAGAGTGGTGGCGGCGTTTTAAATCAGATATTTCTTCAGAGGGCTTTGTTACATTTAGAGGCCCGAAGAATAAATTTCAAATTTCAAACTCTGGTAACTGTATAACACTCTTATTTCATGTTTTTGTGTGAGGAATTATATGACTGAAAATACAATATTATGTGTCAGGTGGGGTGACAAGTATGGTCGAGAATACGTTGAGAAATTAAAACAACAATGTGAAACATTTTGTTCTGTGCCGTTTAACTTCTATTGTCTTACAGATAAACCATCAGCTGACTATGATCTTCAACTTCCTACAGATTGGGATGGGTATGAGGGTAAACATAGTCGTTATAGAAATAAGCAAGCGCCATCAAACATGTGGGCGTATAGAAAACTTTACATGTTTAAAATAACCCAAAGAACACCGGGCCGTGGGGGATATAATCAATCAGAGATTGATTTTAAAAAAATTGAAGGTGATAAGTTTTTATATCTTGATTTAGATGTTATTATTCATCAAGACCTAAAATATTTCTTTGAGCTTGAAATGACAAGACCTTGGATTGTTCGTGGCTGGTGGAACGACATGAATGAGTGTCGTAAAAATTATGCTGCAATGAAATCAACTCCAATCAATTCATCTGTCATTCGATGGGATAGGGGGCAATTAATAAAAACCTACTCGCATATTGTCAATAATTTAGATGTATTATTTTTTACATATCCTACCATTGATAATTATTTAAATCATTTTTGGTATAATATGTGGGATGATGAAAAGTCTTTCTTTTCAGTTTTTCCAGCGGGAGACATATATTCTTATTATAGAGGAAATACTTGGCCGAACGACTTAGATGAAAAGAAAATAAGATTAGATAATAAAATTTGTTTGTTTAACAATAGTGCAGACACTAACGATGTTGAGGAGTTAAAATCGTTATGGTAATTTTTGGAGAGGATGGGTATAACTTGCATTTACAATTTACACCAGATTTAGCAAATGATTGGAAGAACGCAATGTTTGCTGGGATGTTATCTTCTAGTGAACTCACTACAGGAAGCCATCAATACTTATTACAAAGAGTTCTAGATTCTATGAATGCTTCACAGTTAGAAAGTAAGTTGTGGCTAGTTCAAACTCTTGTTGAATTAAAAATAAAACCTAAGAGGGTTGCTTTACTTGCTGGATGGTTTGCTCAATATATTGTTCCCTTAATGTTTGATACGTTTAAAACATGTGAGTGGATTGAAAACTTTGAAATAGATCATGATGTTGCACCTTTAAGTTATAAATTTAATAAAAGATATAAAGACAAAAAAATGTATAAAATGAATATGCGAAACATTATGATAAAGCCTATAAGAATAAGGGGCAATCCTAATGTTTCTGTGCCGCCAGAAGATATTTTTGATGTTGTCATTAATTGTGCATGTGAACATATGTATCCTATGTGGAAATTTAGAGAGCTAAATATGTCCGTTCAAAAAAATCCTCTTCTTGTATTACAGTCATCAAACGCAACTCAACATGAAGACCATATAAATTGTGTTGAATCTGAAGAGGAGTTAATCGAACAAGCAAGAATATCGAATGTAATGTATTCTGGTTCAAAGGTGTTGCCTAATAAAAGTACAAGGTTTATGGTAATAGGAAAATGACTCCTATTGAGTGGTGCAGAAAAAATGATATATGGTATTTAAAAATTGATTTAGACATACCACAAGAATGTATTGCTGAATCACAGGCAGTATATGATGAAGGATTTTTTGTTGATCATCGTTATGGGGATGGAGATGGATGGTGTTCAGCGTCACTTCATAGTTTTGTTCATGAAGATGAATCAGATACAAGAATGGGGTGGTATCATACGAAAAATCCAAGTGGGCATGGTTTGACAGAGGAGAATGTGAAGTGGGGATGGACAGAGGTTGCTGATATAACACCAGAGACAAAAAGATGGTTAGAAGAATTTCCTCATAAAAATTATAGGCGTTGTAGATTTATGTTGCTCAAACCTCAAGGTAAAATAAAAGCACATCATGACCAAGATGCTAATCCCGGCAGAAGAACCATAGCAGCTGCTATCAATTTAGCTTTTTATCAACCAGAGGGATGTTACTTGAGAAGAGTAGATACTAAAGAAGAATTGCCTTTTGAGAATTGCACTGGTTTCTGGTTTGACAATGGAGTGACACATGAGGCTCTAAATAGTTCAGATGAAAATCGTTTTCACTTTATTATTCATGGAGGATCAAATAAAGAAAGAATTGAATTAATGAAACGATCTATGGTGAAACAGTTCGGTAAGGATGTATTGAGAGAGTTAGATGATTAATGAATACACTTTAAAACTACCAGACTACACAGATACAATGTCACGAATTGTTGGAGACTACACACAGATCGGCCGAGTTAAATCTAATAGAGGTGGATATCAAAGCTCACTACTAGAACCAGATGACATGCCATTCCTTTTGAAACAATGCATTGACTATTATGTACATGTAATAAATAATACAGTAAATATGGTTCACTGGTGGATCAATGTAAATGGAAAAGGACACTCGAATAGTTCACATGATCACTACGACAGAACTCCACCAGCAGAGTCAATAGGAGTTAGTGGTGTCTTCTATATTTATGTTCCAGAGGATAATATGGGAGACATTGTTTTTCAAGGCACGGTAATGAGATCAAATCCAACTCTATACAATCCACCTAAAAGATTTAAGCCTAGAAAAAACAGGTTATTAGTATTTCCCTCTGACTACTTTCATTCAGTGGAACCCAATGAAAGCAACAAATCGAGAATAAGTATTTCTTTTAATTATATAAGACAGGCTTTGCCATGAAAAATTTTGATGAATTTAAATCTTTATGGTGTGAACAAACCAAAAATATAAAGATTAAAAAAGAAACAAAAGATTATGTTTTTGTAGTAGTATATCCAGATAAACTTCAATGGGATTTTGGTGTAGAGAAACAATTACAGACAACTTGTCTTTTAACTTCTGGTGGAGTGACAGGTTCTGGAATTGGACACAAACAAGCTATTTGTTATAAAAGTGAATTAAATGATGTATTAAAAGAATACACAGATCACACACATGCTATGATTGTTTCTTGTGGTATGGTTTTTGAAATGACTGCATATCCAACATCTATACAACGATTTTATAATTTTACCAAAAGTGGAGATTATTGCAAAGGGCATATTCTCGCTAAAAAGAATCAACCAGCATTTTTACACCATCAGCACATAGAATTAAATTTAGAAATGTGGAGAGAACTTGGTACTCCTAATATATTTGATAAGTGGACTAACTTTGAAAGAGCTAATGATAATTTTCATGATGACTATACACCATCATGGATAAAGGTTAAAGGGTTGCCTATTATTAAAAATTTTTCTAAATCAGATAGAGAATGTAAGGCTTGGTCATATGGTCATCTTGAAGACCGAAGAAAAATTCAATTAGACACTTGGAAAACAATTCAAACTGATGATGATTGGCAAAACAAAATTAATAAAAAAGAACCATATTTTGATAGATTACTTACTAGATGTAGAAAACAATTTTATGTTCAAAATACAGAAAAATATCCAAGCTTAGGGGGAAGAGCGGATGGTTTTCCTACGAAGATTAGTTTACCGACTGAAAGGTTCGATTTAATAATATCTCCAAGCGCCGGATATATTACTGAATTATTTGCTAACGATTTAGATTTTGATGGTGAGATCATATTTTATGATTATTGTCAAGAGAATGTTGATATTAAAAGAAATATCATAGAAATGAATATGTCAATAGATGAAATAAAGTTTTTTTCTAAAATAATAAACCATCCTATTGCTTTTAGTGACAATGGTAAATATATGGATAAATCACGCAAAAAACAATTACAGAGTAGAATAAAAAGTCTTGGCACTGCTGAAGAGTTGAGAAGTTTACAGCTGGAAATGTATAATAATTATGATATACGATATTGGGTTGTAGATTTAATAAAACCAGATTATTCAAAGTTGATAGAGATGGTATCTGGTAAAAGAGTATTTATAAACACCAGTAATATTTTTAGTTATCATATGTCACATCTACGTTATACTTTAGATGAATTGTTTCAATCCTTTTTTAATCTTCATGATATTCTCGATAAACATTGTGAATATTATTTTTTCAGAGGCACCCGGCCCACAAAACAAAAAAGTTTAAAATGAAAAGGGGAAAATAAAATGGATTTACTAGAACATTTAGATAAACGATTTAACTATCGAAGATTTAAAGAAGATAAAATACCTCCAAAGGAATTAATAGAAAAAATAATACGAGAAACTATTAATCTAATTCCTGTTAAAAACGAGGGATACAATTTTAAACTTGAAATATGGGGTCCAGAATGTTATGAAGAAAAAAGAGAATTGGCAATAATTACTATCGCACGAAGAGAAAACATGTTTGGTGTCAATATAAAGGATGAAGATGAATGGTATGAAAAAGCAAAAAAATTATTTGAATATGAGGAAAATAATAATTGGATTCCAGAAACGGGAGGAGGAATCGTTTCTAATTTTAATATTCAAGTATTAGCACCATATTTGATATCAGTTGTTCTTTCTCCTGACCAATGGAATCCTAAAGAGGAACCTATTTGGCCACAACTAGATTCATTTATGGCTGGTATGTTTAGTTATGGTCTTTCTATAATTGCTAATAGTTATGATGTTAATTGTGCATTTTGTTCTTGTTTTGAAAAGGGTCTTAAAAAACATTTTAATTTTATAACTACACCACATGATAGAGTGGGTTATAGTAATTGCCTTACACTCATTGGATTAGGATATTATGATTTACTGCCAAATCAACCTAATTTTCAACAGGCTAAACATATGCTCCTTTCCCAGCAGTTAGGTTGGAAGGAACCTTTTAATAGATCATTGGGCAAACCAAAACCTAAAATAGAAAACATCGTTGAATGGAAAGACTATGTTGAACAATGACCCGTTTTCAGTGTTAAATGAACACTATGATGCATTTAGCCATTTCAATACAAAATTAAAAGAACAATTTATAGAATTTACCCTTGAAGAGTTAGGATTTCCTAAAGCAGAAATGTTACTTGAAAAAACATTAAACATAGCAAATGAAATCGGTGGCATTAGAGGATGGTCAAAAAAAGATTTTATATCAAACAAATATAGAGGATTTAGTTTATGTTATAATCCAGAGGGAGATGAATATTTAAAAGGTCCATATGCAAGTTTAGGCCATCCAGAACTTAATTGGACATATTCAAGGATGAATAATCCAAATCCTCCATGGCAAGAAGTTAAAAACACATATTATGATACTTATGGATTTAATACTGTTTATCCTGTTGTAAAAGAACACTATGCTAATTTTTTTGAGTGTGTTGATTTAATGCCTACAAGATCAAGAGTTATGTGGGCTTCACCAGGCCACAAACAGGGATGGCATTTAGATGAAGTTCTTTGGCAAGCTATTAGATTAAATATACCACTTATTACAGAACCGTCTTTTGTTTTACAGATTGATGGCACAGATGAACATGGAAATACTCTAAAAAAAGAAAAACATTTGGAAGTTGGAAAGGCATATGTGTGGAACACAAGATTGCCTCATAGACTTATAGATAAAGGTGGAGCTAAGAATGAAAGACTTCACATCGTTGCTGCGTTTATACCTTGGTTTGAAATGACAAATAACAAATGGAAACCAAATAAATATTTTGGAGTTCAACCTTTTGAAATGGTTAAATCTAAAATGATTTTTCCTTATGCGCCATGAAAATATTTGCAGTCAGAATAGGAGAGAAGTACGGTCCAGAATACGAAATGTATTTAGAGAGAAAACTTTCTAAATATGAGATCATATGGATAAGAGAGCCATATGACTCTAGGGTTGAATTGCAATGGAATAAGATGTGGGCAATGCAACAAGATATTGATGAACCCATTTGTGTAATGGATATTGATGTTTTATTAGTTAACGATTATGAAAAGATATTTGAATATCCTGTTGAGCGTGGACAATTTGTTGCAATGCCGGGATGGTGGAGAGATACAAAAAAAGAAGGATATAAGATTAACGGTGGATTTTTTAAATATTATCCAAAAGATTGTAAATATATCTATGAAAAATTTATGTCTGATGTTTATGGGTGGCAAAGATATTATATCGACAACGGGACAACAAATGGTCCAGTAAACGGTGAGCAATATTTTGTTGAAGATTCTGTGAATGAAAAACTTGAGCTAATAACGTTACCTGATGCGTGGTTTACTCGTTGGGTCACTGGAACCGATATAAATTATGGAAAGAGCATGTTTAGATGGAATGTTCAATTGACTAGAAAATATAGAAACCTTACTGGTAATGAATATGTTTGCTTGGGTGATGAGTTTCATCCAGATATAAAATTCGTTCATTTTACTCATAGAATGAATAAACCTCATGAGTGGGAGCATTATGCAGATAACGTTTGATTTTGTAGAGGAAATAAATTTCGAGGAAATCAAAGAGGTCTGGGAAAGGGAGCTTTGGCCCAATAAAAAGAATGGGGTTGCAAAAGCCAATGAATGGACTTGGCATTGGCCACAAAAAGAACTTGGTAAAAATAAACAAATGGCAAAGGATGCAGAACCTACGTTTGTTGGTATTAGGTCTAATAACGAATTAGTTGCTGTAAATAGTTGTTACTATAGTAACTCAAGAGGTATATTTAATTACTGGAGATCAAGAGGATTGTGGGTTCACCCAAATTTTAGAGGACAGAAATATTCAACAGTCGTACTAACTTGGTGTTTAGAGTATGCAAAACTCAAGGGTGGTGATTGGATGTGGACAGTTCCTAGACAGAGTGCAATGCCTGCATATAAGAGTGTTGGATTTTTAAAACAATCTGATTGGTTTGATGATGGCCAGTTTGGACCCAATTGTATCGCGTCGAAATACTTATAAATAGAGTATAAAGGAGTTTATGATATGGCAGTTCCCTCAACAAAGGCAACTCTAAAGTCATATTGTCTTAGATCATTGGGTAGTGGGGTTATTGATATTAACGTATCTGATGACCAAGTTGACGATAGACTTGATGAGGCTCTTCAATATTTCGCAGAATATCATTATGATGGTGTAGAAAGAATGTATCTAAAACATCAGATTACATCAGATGACATCACAAGAGGAACGTCTGATGCATCCACAACTGCAACTGATGTTGTAGATGGTTCGGTTACTGCTACTTGGAAAGAAGGAAAAGGATACATTCCTATACCATCAACAGTTTTGTCAGTAGTAAATGTGTTTCCATTTACAGACAGCACAACTGCAAATATGTTTGACCTTAGATATCAATTGCGCTTAAATGATCTTTATGATTTTTCTTCAACGTCAATTATGGAATATGAAATGACATTGAAACATTTAGATTTTTTAGAACATGTTCTTGTTGGTGAAGTTCCAATTCGATTCAGTCAACATCAGCAAAGATTATATTTAGATATGGATTGGAATAATGATGTTAATGCAGATGAATATATTATTATAGAGTGTTACAGAAAGCTTGATCCAACAACTTATACAGACATTTATAATGACCTTTATCTTAAAAGGTATGCTACTGCACTTATCAAAAGACAATGGGGTGCGAACCTATCCAAATTCAATGGTGTATCTATGTTAGGTGGTGTCACTATGAATGGAGAAAATATATATTCTCAAGCACAAGAAGAATTACAAAAGTTAGAGGAACAAATTCAACTCGCATTTGAGTTACCAGTAAATTATATGATAGGATAACTCTATGGCCGTCAATTCAATATTTCATACCAGCAATAGAACTGCAATTGCGACAGAGCAAAACTTGTATCGGGATTTGGTTGCAGAAGCTATTCAAATATATGGTCATGATGTTCATTATGTTGATAGAACTTTGACTGCTGAAGATACAGTTTTTGGTGAAGATGCTCTTTCTAAATTTAGAAACTCTGCAAAAATAGAAATGTATGTAGAGGGTGCTGAAGGGGGATATCAAGGCGAAAGAGAACTCATGAATAGATTCGGTTTACAGAATCTTAGTGAGCTTACTTTCGTAGTGGCTAAACATAGATTTCAAGAATTAACAAAACAGTTTACAATTGAAGATGGCACAGATACAACTGGTGGTTCTATATTATTAGAAGAAGGAACTATAGATCAAACTGGTAATGCAATCGTATTTGAGGGAACAGATTTTTATCTTCTTAATGAGACAGACGCGACAGATACAGACAGACCACTAGAGGGAGATTTAATTTTCCATCCCGTTCTTAAAAAATTATTCCAAGTGAATTTTGTAGATCATGATGAACCATTTCATCAACTGGATAATAATCCAGTATTCAGAATACAATGCCGCACATTTGATTATAGTTCTGAAGCACTTGATACTGGCATTACAAATATTGATGAGATTGAAGATGCGCTATCAACTGACTCTATGTTCTATCAGATTACTTTAGAGCAATCAAGCGCAGTTAATGAAGCAATAAGAATACATGATACGGTTACAACTAGAGGATTGTTGAAAGATGAGACAGATAATGATAATATTATCTGTGAAGATGATTCAACTTCTGTTGGTGAAAGTATGCTCCTTGAGACAGGAGAGTTCTTATTACAGGAAGACTATATAATTGGTACAGGCGGTGCAAACACAAATAGTTTGGATAACACAGCTCAAAATGAGTTGTTTGATTCCCTTGATGACGATGTGTTAGACTTTACAGAAAGTAATCCGTTTGGTGATGCAGGGAGTAAGGGTTAATGCTAGGACAACAATTTTACCATGAGACAACTCGAAAGGTTGTCATTGCATTTGGAACAATGTTTAACAATGTTCAACTGGTTCGTAAAGACAATGATGGCACGATTACGCAATCAATGAAAGTCCCTCTTGCATATGGCCCAAGGCAAAAGTTTTTAGTTCGTTTGCGAGAAGACCCTGATTTGACAAAACAAGTTGCTATTACTTTACCTCGTATTGGATTTGAAATAACAGGTTTATCATATGATCCTACAAGAAAATTGAACAGAGTTCAGAAGTTTAAAAAAACCAAATCAGGCAGTTCAAGTAAATTAGATACACAGTACATGCCCGTTCCATATAACTTAGGTTTTGAGTTATATATCTTGTCAAAAAATTCTGATGATGCATTACAAATTGTAGAACAAATACTTCCATATTTTCAACCATCATTT